AAAGGTGACGAATGGCTCAGGTATGGAGAATGGAAAGAAACGGAACGTCCTTATAGCGGACAGACAAAGCAGACTTATGGTGCTTGGTATCGCCGACGCATCGAGCCTGTTAACAATCTGGAAATCCCGAATGAATCTTCCGAGTTAGTCGCAATTGCAATGCAAATGGCTTGCGAGGAATTTGGCAGGGGCGACGGAACTTTTAACAGCGCAAATTTCGAACACGCTTGTCGGCAAATTGTTGGATCGTCATGCAGTATTGATGGTCATGTTATAGCGTTTATTTTAGATGGGCGACAAGATGTTGAAGCTTTGAAGGGCGGCAGGCATTATCGATATCTGAAATACGCAAGTAGAAGTTATTCAACACAAGAGCAACAATCGAAATCTTCGAAAGCTCCGCATGGCTCACGCTCCCTCGAAAACATCCCAACCGGATGGCGATTGCTCAACGACAACGAGGATCGGATCGCGAGCGATGCGTTTTGGTCGATCGGTGCGAAAGACTGGGTTATCATCGATGAATGCAGGGTCGAGTACGCCAACCGCGACAAGTGGCCAGCGATCAGGCAAGTAGAAAATTGGCGGTGTATGATGCTAATGGAAGGTTGCTTTTACAGGCTACCGAACGGCCATAGCATCAAGGTTACAAAGGAAGGCTTTGAGCTGGAATAGGCTGCCTGTTCTTGCGTTGTCGGGTCAATACGGTATAATGCGATGGTCAAAGTTTGAGTTGGTTTCGGTTTCCAGTTTACGGAGGATGGTCAAATGAAGTTTTCTAAGTTGAAAGCTGTGGCGTTGGTGCTTGTGGTTTTTTTGCTGTCGGGGGTGAGTTATGGACAAGAATGCGCAAACGGACAATGCTACCGACAAAGCGGTGTCGCTCGACAAGTGGTCGGAAATACTGTCCGAGGTACGGCGCAAGCAGTCGGTCAAGCCAGCACGACTGCAATACGAACCACTGGAGCCGTCATTGAACGAGTCGCCGACGCAACGGGACAAATTCTTACTGCAACAGTCGATACAACCGGCAATGTTGTCTACACGGCAGCTCGTGTCGCCGCAGCCCCGATTCGAGTAGTCTCGACTGGATTGGCTCAGTCAAAAGCACAGCGGCAAGCAGCAACGAACAGATGTTGCCACGTTGGAGGCGGATTCGGAGGTGGTAACGCTGAGGGAGTCGGCTTCTCAACCGTGTCGGCAGATCATGCGATCAGTAAATGCTGCTTCTGGGGTAAACGCGAAGCGTTGGATATTGGTGTTGCTCGAGGACGCAACGGATGGTACGCAACGGTGATCTACCGTTAGGAAAAGCCTCTGTGGTGTAATCAAGCCAACACGCCAACATGGAGACATGATGGTATTGCGGGTTGGAATCCCGCCGGAGGCAATTGATATTGCGGGTGGGCTAGGCCCATCGAAGCCTCATAAGCTACGAGTGCTAGGTGCGATTCCTAGACCCGCAACTGGATCGGCGGCGCGGCGGTAACCGCGATCGGAACCCACGCAAAAAGATGCCAGCAACGGCTTTTAGTGGGCGGTTGAAAGCAGGTAGCCAATCCTGCCCGATCCTTTTGAGCAGGAGAGTGTGGCCTAGACCGGAAAGCGGGATGGGTGGCTGGTCGAGATCGGTAACGGTCCTTTGGTAGCATCATAGTGCGAGAGGCACAGTATACACCCTGCTCTTTTTTCATACGTTCAGCAAGGCAAAGGCAATCTATGAAACTTCGATCTTTAATCCTTTTGTTTCTTCGCAGCCGAGGCGGTTTGATCGTTCTAGCAGCGGTGGTCGCTGTGGTCGCTAGGATCCTGCTGTGGCCGCTCGAGGCAAGGGATCTGATCATCGCTGGCTCGATCGTCTTGGCGTGGCCGACGCTAGAATACATTTTTCACAGGTGGGTTTTCCACGAATGGTCTTGGACTCCGTTCCGCAAAACGCATGATCGGCACCACGACTACCCGACGACCGACACAGGGCTACCCGACTGGTGGGTTATCTGCATGTACTTCGTAAACTCGGCGCTGTTCGCGTTTACCACTCCAGGGCTTTATACAGCGCATTGCACGGTGCTTGTGCTTCTGTCGGCATACGAGTTCATCCACTTCTCGTGCCACTGCAACTACACTCCAAAGACTTGGTGGGGCTGGTCGGTGAGGATCAACCACCTTCAGCATCACAAGTTGCAAAACGCTGACAGGTACGCCATGTCCTTGCCAATCTTCAGGTCGAAATGACAAGCCAAGAAAACTATCTAAATGTAAACATTCCGTTTTTCTGGGGATTCCTCGACACGGCGTTCCTATACGACAGGGAGCCAAGTGCCGCAAACGAGCGGATCCCGATGGAGTTTTTCCTCTACACCTCCATCCCGAATCGATGTGGACTATTCACCGGCATGAGCGAGTGGGGGACTCAACACGCCAGGATCCCGATCCATTACATCCACACCGAGCCCGAGGGCGGGATAGACTACCCGCTGGACTTTCTCCAGCTTTGGGACAGTTTTAGCTACCACTGCTCGGCTCTTACGATCGACTACATCAAGAACCGAAGCTGCAAGGTGCTCCTGAAAGACCGATCGATCATCGATGGAACCTACATGTTCACCCTCGATTGGTGCAACGGAGGGTACAGCGAGATCGCTGCGGGGCACAAGACGGGTCATGTGATCAACGCCAATGGACGCGTTTTCATCCAGCCGAACAACCGTATCGTGCGATGGAACGACGGAGGGGCGTTCACAAGCAAGACACTCAAAGGTCGCCCCGACTGGAAAGTTTTCAGCCAAGAGTTTAGTTGCGAAGCCTCGGCGAGCCGCTGGGTGGCCGACAGCGATGACGAGCTGTATTGGTACGGGTTTACAAAAACAGAGGAAGCTGAATCTTGATCGAAGTGCTATTCATCGGTGGAAGCAGGGACAGAACTTTATCAAAGGTTCCAGCGAAAAAAACGAACAGAAGGATACCTGATATCGTTCGACTGCCCTTGCCATTACTAGAAGAAGCCATCAAGTCACGCGGAGATGCGTTTTATCTTGAGTGGTACGAACTGCAATTGGTTTCCTTTTGGGGGAGATCGCTATGGGTCTACGTCTTGGAAGGTCTGCTAGGATCGCAACAACGCGATGACTTCCTGAAAAGAAGCGAAGTTAGCCAAAAGCTAAGGGATCTGGTTGACATCCAAGAAGAACCAAGATAGTATTGGAAGTGCTGAGTGGTTTCAGCGCAGACAGGATTTCAGTTCGACTCCAAAAATTCGCCTCAAGGCGTTTTCTCGTGCGTAATCCTGTCGCACAGCTCTCCCCCAAAACCACATCCTGGGGGAGAGCACGTAAATGGCATGAGTGTAATGCCGGGGATCCGGCGCTTGTGCCTGCAATCGTTTGAGCTAGTTGCCCGATCTGTGGAAGACCGCCAAAGTGCATGGGATTGAGTAAGCGAAGCGTCCTGCGGCGTGGATATGCTCTTAACCTCAAGGGTCGAACAGGTGCAGCAGGCTGGCGATGGGTGGACGCTGGTTAGGCAAACGGCGATAAGGAGATGCAGGTCTCCCGCCTCTTACCCTTTCCGAATAAGCCCGTTGGTCAGTTCCAGGAAAAAACCCCTGGATTCCGGCAGGTAGCGAGATTGCATACTATTTATGGGCCTGGGGTGCGCTTGTACCTGTCGCGTTTTGCAGTTGCCTGCAAAACGCTTCCTGGTTGTGGTCTTGCTTGCGTCAGGTTAAGCAGTCTTAAGATATCGATAGACAGTTCTACCGCTGACTCCAAGGATTTTCGCTACTTCATCGATGGATAAGCCCTTCTCGATTAGCTTTGGCGCCTTCGATATGTCAACGCCAGCTTTTACAGCGCCCTTCTTCCTACCTTGGTAAATTCCTTTCTCCTTCGCTGCGGCGATACCTGCTGCCTGTCGCTCCCTTCGGGTGTTGGTTTCCATCTCGGCAACAGCAAACAGCACCGCAGCGATAAGCTGACCGATCGTACCAGTGAAATCGATCTGTTGAGAAGTTGAAACCACTCGAATACCTTTCCTGCACCACGAACAGAGGGTGTCTACTCCATCCTGTAGAGATCTCGAGAGTCGATCGAGCTTGTAGACAACCACGGTTTTGATTGCGCCATTGAAGATATCGCGCTGAAGTTGTTCAAGTTGAGGTCTCGCAAGCGTTTCGCCGCTCTCCTTGTCGATGTACCAAATCACCGTATCTGGATTGATACCGTTTCCAGTGAGCCACTTGGTAATCTCGCGCTTTTGACCAGCAAGATTCTGTTCAGCCGTACTAACTCGAACGTAAACCGCCACACACATAGCAAACCTCCTGAATTGAAAGAAACAATCGAACCATGCGCAAAGAAGAATATGCGCTCTGTTAGTACAGTCAAGTAGGGTGGTATCCAAAATGTCAAGATAGTTGCAATATCGGGGCAAAGAGTTATATTCATTGCGCAATGTTTCAGGTTGTCGATCTTTTCAAAGGTATATGTCATGAAGAACGGAAGGTGTTGGCAAGGATACGAACCTGTGAAAAGCAAGAAGCCTTACAGTCAAGGGAGTTGCAAGAAGTCTTCGTCGACGAAGAAAACACAATCAAAGCCGAAACCGAAGGGAAAGTGATCATGCCGAAGAAATCGCCAGCTTGGACTCGCAAAGAAGGTCAAAACCCAGAGGGCGGTTTGAACGCTAAGGGTAGAGCCTCTGCCAAAGCGCAAGGGATGAATCTCAAGCCTCCTGTGTCGAAGGAGCAGGCGAAGAAAAGCCCTGCTGACGCTGCAAGGCGCAAGAAGTTCTGCGCTAGGATGGAAGGCATGAAGCGAGAGTTGACCAGTGAGAAAACTGCTCGCGATCCCAAAAGCAGAATCAACAAGTCTCTGAAGAAATGGGACTGCTGATGCGCCGAACGGTTGTTCCTGCTGGATCGAAATACGGAAACTTGACGGTGATTCGCGAACACTACTCGACAGGCAAGCGAAAATTCCTGTGCAAGTGTTCGTGTGGAAACGAAGTCGAGGTGAGGCTCGATCACATACAAAGCGGACACACCTCGTCGTGCGGAAGTTGCGGAATTGAGCACGCTGGCAAGAAAATGAGCCTCAAGCAATGGGCTTTTGCCTACGGAATCAAGGAATCGACGCTCAGGGCAAGACTCAAGACGATGAGCATGCAAGAGGCTCTTGAAAGGCGATGATGGCTGTTGACATCAAAAAGTCGTCGGTTATAGTAATTGCACCTTACTCCATTGTGAGCAAGTCTCCTGTAGGCTGCGTGACGAAAGTTGCGTAGCCTTTTTTTATGCACAAAGCCCTCGGGAACCCGATGTTTTCCGATACCCTTAGCGTCGGTGAGTTCCCTGGGGCAAAAACAAGGTTGAATGTCGGTAATGTCATCGCTGTATTACGATCTAGTTCCAAAAGATCCTGTAGAAAACCTCGAGTGGCGTATCGCTTGCAGGGAGCGAGCCTTGGTCGATGAGCGATTCCGAAGTGCTTTGCTACAAGCATGCGAGACAGACGTTCTGTTCTTCTTCGCGTTTGCCCTATGGGTGCATGAGCCTAGAGCAAAAGTCAAAACCAAGCCGTTCATCCCGTGGAAGCACCAAGAGGCGGTGATCCTGGCTATGGATGACGCGATCACCGAGGCGATGGCTACTGAGCATCCAGTGTCGGTGACTATCGAGAAGAGCCGAGCTCAAGGCGGAACCTACACGTACCTCGGAGTGCAGATCCGTAGGGCGCTCACCGAAAAGGGGTTTTCATCAGGTCTTGTTACTCGAAACGAAAAGACGGTCGATTCGAAGGATCCGTCAGCGGTGATGAACAAGCTTTCGGACATGCTCGACAAGCTGCCGGTATGGATGATGGACGGCAAACCATACGAAAGGAACATCACCGACCATACGATTAGGATCCCAAAAACCGATGCGATATGGATCGGGTACTCTGCGACAGCCGACGTTGCGCGGGGCGGTAGAACCACGCTCTTTGCGTTCGACGAAGTTGGATCGGAGGAGTTCATTGCCAATGGAATCGATTACAGGATCATGAGCTCGGTGGCTCACGTTACCAACTGCATATTCCTCTGTTCGACGTTCGGTGCCGATACGGGTGTGTTTTACGAGTCGGCAACCGATCCGGACAACACAAGAGTCTACGCACTTGATTGGAAGGAGAACCCAGAACACGCAAAGCTGGCTTACATCAAAAAAGACGGTGTTGTGACGGCAATCAACCCAGACGAGCAGGAGCAGGTCGAAAAGTACGTTTCTACGCACGAGAGGGAGTTGCGAGCGATCGAAAGGAGAGGGCACAAGATTGAAGGCAAGTTCAGATCGCCCTGGTACGACTCTCACTGCCTGCTTCCTGGGGCTACTCCGCGGTACATCGCACGCGAGCTCGACATGGATGCCAAGGGATCCTCTGGTAAGGTTTTCTCGCCAGATCTGCTCGATCGGATGAAGAAAAACCACGGAAAGAAGCCTGTTTGGAGAGGAACGCCGATATTTGACAGCGAAACGCTCGAGCTCAAGGGTTTAGTCCCCAGGGACGATGGGCCACTGTCGCTGTGGTTCAAGCCTGGGATAGACAACAGTCCACCACTTGGGCCGTTTGCGATCGCTTGCGACATTGCCTCTGGTGGTGTCGGCGCCTATTCATCCAACTCGGTAGCCTCTGGTATCGATTACCGCACAGGCGAAGAAATTCTCGAGTATGTCATCAAGGGGCTTGAGCCACGGCCATTCGCTAGGATGGTCGTCGGCTTGTGCCTTTGGATGCGCAAAGCATTGCTTGGCTGGGAAGACTCAGGTGTCTCGGGAGGTTTTGCCAAAGAGGTCGTCGAAGTGTGCAACTACGGAAACGTCTTCTATCGAGACGTTACGCAACTCGGATCGCAGAAAAAGTCCAGGAAGGCTGGTTTTCCTTGCAGGGATGCCGACAAAGCCGATATGTTTGAACAGTTTGCCTTGGCGATGGAAAAGGGCGATTACACTCCAAGATCGGAAGAAATGCTCAAGGAGTGCGGCGAGTACGAGTGGGAAAACGGGAGGATCATCCACTCTCCAACGAAGAACAAGGGTGCGACCGAAAAGAACCACGGAGACCGAGCGATCGCTGCTGCTGGTGCTTGGTTGGTGTTTTCTGGTGAAAATTTGGATTCTAAAGTTGACAGCGATATTGAAAACGGACAAATTCCAGAGTATGGTAGTTTTTTATGGAGAGAACGTCAGGAACGACGAGTAGTCAGTTCTGGCAGCCCGAAGTTCGGAATACGTGATGTATTGCGATAGGATTCAAGGATAAAACCTGAAAGAAGTGGCGTAAGATGGAAGCCGAGTTGAACGAAAAGCTGGATCAGGCGATTGCAAAGATGGCAGACCAAGCAAAGGCTCAGCCCGATGCTCAAAAGGCTCTGCATTTTTCTCAGTCTGCTTTGAATCTCGCACAAACAAAGTCGGTGCTTGAAGGTGCCAAGTCGGCATCTGCGACCAAGAAGTAAATCCATCGCCAAGTAGGCGAAGTGGTGCAATAGGCTGGAGATAAAACCCAGTCGAAATTGACCGGAATAATCCGAAGTTAATTCGACTGGTAATGTTTGACCTATCAAACCCTGAAAAACGAAGCAGACTTCTAAAAGCGATTCGCTCGTCTCGCGATGCGATGGAGCCATTCCGTCGCGTCCGCAAAGAGCTGATCAGGGATTATGTCGGTTCTTGGTACGCCGAATCAGGCGCAGAGAACAAGACTCTGGTCAATCTGATGAACCAGACGGCACGTATCTATACGGTTGCCCTCGCCGCCAACAATCCGAGCGTGTTGGTGTCTACCTCAAGAATGGAAATGCTTCCGTTCGCAAGGCGTTTTGAGGTAAATCTCAAGAAGCTTATCAGCGACATGGCTCTCGACAAGACTTTTCGAGCCATCGTTATGGATGCTTTCTTTTGCCTTGGCTGTGGCGTAGTCATGATGCGAGACACTGACACTCGCTTCCATGGATTGCTTGAAGCCGAGGAAGATGTTTGGCTCGATCCAGGTGAGCCGTGGTTCAATCGAGTGTCGATCGACGATTTGATACTCGACATGCCAGCACGAGAACTCAGCAAGATGCGGTATTGCGGTCATCGCTACCGAGCTGACTACGAAAAGGTGATGGATGAGCCTGGGTACGACAAGAAGGTCAAAGACAAGCTGAAACCAACCTCCAGGCAGCATCAGGATTCCGTCGGTGCGGTCAGAGACATTGGATCCGACTGGGGTAGCGCCGAGGATGACGATCTGAAGGATATGGTTTGGTTGATGGACGTTTGGATCGCGGAGAACAACTCCATTGCGACCATGGTGTGTGATCAGCAAGATTTACCGCCTCTAATCGAGCGCGATTGGATCGGATCGCAAGCTGGCCCGTACAAGTTCCTGTCTCTAGGGGACACTCCTGACAATGTGATACCAACGTCTCCGGCGATCAACTTAAAGGGGATGCACGATCTACAGAACCGCTTACACAGGCGAATGGAGGATGATTCTGACTCCCATCGCAAGGTGAATATCTATCCACCAGGGATGGAAGACGACGCGGAGCGAATCAGGACATCAGAGCGCAATGGTTGGTACAGAGGTCGAAGTCCAGATCAGATCAAGCAGTTTGAGGTGGGTGGTATCGACCAAAGAGACATGGCTTTGGCGACCTTCTTGCAGTCGGAATACGATCGATTCGCTGGAAACCTTCAGGCAATGGGTGGGCTTGGGCAGCAGGCATCGACACTCGGTCAGGAAGAACTGATTCACGGAAACGTATCGAAGAACGTAGCGGACATGCGAATGTCGGTAGTTTCGTTCGCTTCGGATTGCATCTTGGATCTTGGTCGTCTTATGTGGGAGGATTCGACACTTGAGCTCAAAACCTCTATGCCTGTTGGTAACACTGGTATCGAAGTTAATTCAGATTGGACTCCAGGTTACAGGGAAGGAATCTTTGATGATTATGAGTTCCGAGTGGAACCATACTCCATGGTTTTCAAGACTCCCGAGCAGAAACTCCAAGAACTCTTTCAGGTGTTGCGTGAGATCGCACCGCTTTGGCCGATGTTCCAGGCATCGGGAGCCTCGATTGACGCAGAGGCAATTGTTGACGAGATCGCAAGACTAAAGAACCGACCAGAGTTCAAGCGATTCATCACGTTTGCGAACCCTTCGGACATGCTAGGTGGCGACGAAAACACGATTCGCCAGTCTCCGACGACAACCAGGGAGACAATCCGAAGGAACATCAGTAGTGGTGGCACAGAAGCCGCCAGGAACAACGCATTGATACAAACCTTGATGGGCGGAAACCCGCAAATCAATTCGCAACAAAGAAACTCGATGTTGCAGGGGGCTGGATGATGAGCACAGTCAAATACAAGTACAAAGGCAAGTTTGTCACCGAGCAAGAGCTTGAGAAGCTTGTTCCTCGGAAGCCAGATTGGCTCGAGAGACCAGCCATGGCGGCAAACACCTACACCGAGCACAACCCGCTTGTTTCAGATGGGTGCGGTGTCATGAAAAGCCAAGTGGGCGAAACTCGAGATCTGATCAAAAAGCACAGGATTCAAGGTGCCGCTGTGATGGATAGCGGTCAGGTGCGATTCACAAGTAGACGCGCACGCAACGAATTTCTGCGAATGCGCGGTTTCAGGGATTTAGACGGAGGCTATGGGGATGAGTGATACTGTCGAATTGAACGAAGACATGACGAGCGATGAAATCAAGGAATACGCGAACACTGTCACTGAAGAGGTGGCAAGAGAGCGTATGGGTGATCGCAAGTCGAATGCGGAAATCATCACTGACACCGCATCGATCAACAAAACACCTGCTGAGGAAAATTCCAGCAGTTCCGCCGATGATGATGATCAAGGCGAGGTTTCCGGCGACGAGTCGCGTGCCCCCAAGTGGGTCAACGACAAGGTGATAGCCGAGGTTGCCGCGTATGGCATTGACGAGTCTGACTTGTCGGATTTTGCCAGCCGCGAGGAGTTGGATAAGGCTTTGAAATTGCTTGACAAGAAGGCGTTCGAGGCTGGACGCAAGGCGTTGGCTGACAGCGACGAAGGCTCGACTCGAAACGAGAAAGGTCAATTCAGCAAGAAAGAAGCCAAGCAAGAAGATGCTGCCGGAAAGGATAGCAATCGGTATGAGGTTTCGCTTAGCAAGGATCTCTATGACGATGAGATCGTCGACGAGTTTACTCGATTGCGTGATCATTACGAATCACGACTTTCGGTGCTCGAAGCGAGGTTTGCTGATGTGAACGCTCAAGCCGAAGAGCAACAGTTCGACAGCTACGTCGATCAACTTGGGTTTTCCGATCTTTTCGGGAAAACCGGGAGTGAATCCGACGAAGAACTCGAGCGGCGCAGAGAACTTCACGTTGCTGTCAAAGCGCAATTGATTGGTCTTGAGCGCCTCGGTCGTCCTGCGGAACTAAACGATAAGCTAGTTGGTCGTGTAGCCAACATGGTTTTCGCGGACGAAATCACCAAGAAACGTTTGAAACAGCAGACCAAAAAAGTCTCAAGGCAGAGCCAGCTTCGTCAGGGTGGAAGCCCGACAAGACCTCAGCCTCCACGCGAAGATCCTCGCGAGGAAGCAGATCGGCTCTATCGAGAGCTCGAAAGGTCGTAACCAGTAAAGGAGTTGCCAAATGGCACTATCGATTGAGCAAATTGACGATTTCGTCAGCAGTATTCACCAGAAGTTCGCTGGTGAGGAGATGCTTGCAGCACAGGACTTGTCCTTGTCGTTGCAGGAGTACAAGTATGCTTCGCGTCTTTTCTCGGGCAACCTGAAAAAAGACACGATGAGTACGTCGCAGTGCAAGTGGAAGGTCAAAGTCAACACCAACGACAACTTCCAAACGGTCGGATTGTATCACCGAGACTCATCGACTCGCGTGAACACTCTGGACGAAGGCGAGTTGAAGTGGGCGTTGACCACGAACAACTACCACTACGACATCGACGAAGAGATCTTCCGCACCGGCGGAAGGCAGATCTACGATTACATTGAGGACATGGAACGTGACCTCATGACATCGTTCTACACGGGCATGGAAGACTTGGTGTTTGGCCCTGGGCCGACTGCACCAACTCAGACACCGTTCTCGGTCGCATCGTTGCTCTGGTGGATCACCGCCACGAACGACAGCGTGACGGAGAACAACGCTCCGGAAGGGTTCAACGGCTTCGAGCCTGTTGGTTGGAGTGCTAACGGTGTTGGAGGTATCTCCTGCACCCAGTATCCACAATGGCGAAACCGCACGTTCCCCTACACTTCGGTGAGCCGCAGTGATTTTGTCGAGAAGGTTATCAACTCGATGGATCTTTGCCAATTTACGCCTCCTGTTCAGCGTCCTGACATCGTTAGCCAAAAGCGAAGCGATTGGGAATTGCTGACCACTCACAGCGTCTTGGCTTCGGGTCGTCGATTGCTCCAACTCGGCAACGATAACATCGGGGACGACATGGCTGCTCACAGCGGAACCGTGTATGTCCGTGGTGTTCCGATGACCTGGGTTCCAGCTTGGACGAACCCAAACAGCGTCAATGCTCGCACCGATGGTGTCATCCTCGGCGTGAACTGGGCGACCTTCAAGGCTTACTACGCTGCCGGTCGGCAAATGCGTAAGCGAAAGGCGTTCCAGCACCCAGAGATGAGCAACGTTCGCGTTCGCTGCATGGACGACTCGGTTCAAATGGTTTGCTTCAATCGCCGTGGAAATTTCCGTGGTTATTGCACTCAAACCGTTACTGAAACCGCGTAATGTCTTTGCTGACATGATGTCAGCAAAGCGTTTGCAACCGTCTTTCGGCGGGTAAGACGTTAAGCACCACCCGTCACTTTTTTACCTGGGAAAACGCTCACCCATAGCTGAGACAATCCCGCAACTTTCCATAAAGGGAAAATTATGCTTACTTTTGACGAACTTGACATCGGATACCTTCCAAGTGGGAGGTTGTGGAAGAATTTTCCTGCTCCATTCCGGCTTAATCCGCTCGGCGGCCCTGACTATGGTCAGTCTGGGAACCCTCTTTTTGGGTTCTTTGACAACTTCCATTCGTTCCAGGCTACCACGGCAGAAGGCCCGTATCGAATCCTTGAGGGAACTGGCTGTTCGATCGAGCAGATCGCTGACACCGCCACCGAAAAGGGCTTGATTCAGCTTGCGATCGACGGAAATGCCGCAAACGACGAAGCTGTCTTGCAGTGGGGTCGCGGTTTGGGTGCTCCGTTCTTGCTCGCCAACAACGACTTGGTGTTCGAGACTCGACTTAGCGTCAGCGCAATCACTGCTGCTAAGTGGTCGTGGGCAGTTGGTCTTGGCGAAGTTAGTATGGGCGCGACGGATGGATTGTTTGCCGACACCACTGGTGCTCTGGCTGACAAGAACTTCCTCGGGTTCGTGCATCTTCAAGCCGAGGGGGCTGCTGTCGACGGTTCTTACAAGGCAGACGGTCAAACGTTCCAAGACGGTGCCACCAAGACGAAGCTCAACGCGATCGCCACAATGGTCGCTGACACCTACGTCAAGCTTGGCTTCCGTTACAGGGCTATGCCGAAGACCGTTGAGTATTTCGTCAACGGTTTTTTGGCTGGAACTGCTTCGGCTCCTGCTCGCCTCACGGCTTCTGAGATCGATGCGGCAACTTTCCCAGACGATGTGCTTCTTGCTCCGATCATCGGAATCAAGGACATTGCTGGCAACGCCGCGTTGAACATGAAGGTCGACTGGATCGCTTGCGCTCAAATGCTGACCTAAGCGTCTCTGTTTGAGATTTACGGGGGGCAGGTAGGTGCCTGCTCCCCTGTTTTTCTTCGCAATCATCATTTTCGAGATCTAACATGCAAGACACAAGTCCTCCTGTTTATCTGCCACCAGATTTGGTCTCTGGTGTTCAGCTTTTCGCTGCTCCGGAAAACCTATGGCACTTGCCAAAGGCGATCTTTGAGCCGATTTGGAAGCGAGGAACAGGTGCAAACATTCGTGCGGCTATCCTCGACACTGGAATGAACTCTCACGACCTGCTCCCAGAGCCAGTGGAGGCGAAGTCGTTCATCCAGGGTGAAAACTGGAGAGATGGAAACGGGCATGGAACCCATTGCGCCGGAACTGTTCTTGGAAGGGACGGTATCGGACTGGCTCCAGCTGCCTCGCTTATGGTCGGCAAGGTTTTGTCCAATCGCGGTAGTGGTTCGTCTGAAGCGATCGCTCGGGGGATCCGATGGGCCGCGGACAATGGTGCCGATGTGATATCGATGTCGCTCGGATCGGACAGTCCTTACGCTCCGATGCAAGACGCATTGAAATACGCATGGGGCAAAGGATCGATTGTCGTGTCGGCTGCTGGCAATGCAGGATTCACCGGCAGGCAAAATACGATTGGATATCCAGCCAAATATCCAGAATCGCTTTGTATCGGTGCATACCGACAAGATGGAGAGCGAGCATCGTTTTCTTCTGGCGGTCGCGAGCTTGATATGTGCTGCCCAGGTCAGGACATTATTTCATGCTCGACCACCAATGGCTACCGAGCCATGTCTGGCACAAGCATGGCGACCCCATTTGCGGCGGGTTTGCTGTGCCTCATTGTTGAATTGATGCGACGAGAGGGGCAGGCGGCATTCACTGGTGTTGAGGCTGTCAGGGCTTTCCTTACGCAATACACCCAGGACAAAGGCAATCCTGGACATGACCCATACTGGGGGTTTGGGATACCAAAGACCCAAGACATCATCGCCGCACTTGTAAATGATCAGATCACGTTTCTGTAGTTTAGGTTTATCAATTTAGGAAAGGTTTTTACTATGCCGTGCGAAAGCAAATTCACCTCGGATGTCTCCCTCTCTTGCGTTCTCAGCTTGGTAGCTGACATTCGCAAAGGGGTGACCACGCAAACCATCACTCAAGCGTTATGGATCGCTGGTTGCTTGGTTACGAAACTTGCCCCATCGGATGCGTCCAGCGACACACCCGAAGCCGGAACCATGTCCTGCGAGAGTCTTGAAAGCTTGCTGGACGATCTTGAGTGTAAGTGCAATGAACTCGAGTCTGTTTCAATCGCTAGCAGTATTCCGTCTGCCGGAACTCAGGGTTGGGAGGTTTTGATTCCAGTTATTTTTGAGATTATCAAAATGATCATCGAAAACCGAAAGAAGAAGCAACAGCCAGCACCAGAGCCTAAGCCCTAGTCTCTGTTTTTTGAAACTCAAAAAGCGATGCGATGTGCATCGCTTTGCATGCAGCACCGCAAGCCAAGTACAGGAAACCATGAGAACACTGCTTCTTTTTTTAATGCTGGCAGTGCCAGCGATCGGACAAGAACTCAAAGCTTCGATTAAGGGGCCAGCGACGGCTCTTGCTGGAACGCTGGTGTTCCTTTCGCACGAGGATGCGGTTGGAGACAACAAGGTTTGGATTATCCCAGATGAACTCAAGTCGCAGTCGGCCTCATGCGGCGCAAATGTGTTCTTCTCGATACCAACGGCTGGAAAGTACCAATTCGGTCTGATTGTTGCCGACAAGCAAGCAAACATTGCCTACAGTTGGCACACGATTAACGTCACCGCTTCAGCGATCCAGCCCACTCCTACGCCAACGCCATCACCAAATCCAACTCCGCAGCCCAACCCAGTTGCTCCGAATTACGAGTCGATACGCCTCACTTCAAAAGCGGCGGTTGACACTCTTCAGGACGCAGGTACGACATCGCTTCTTGCGAGTTCGCTTACGAATTTACTCCCTAAGCTGCCGCAATACTTACCTGATGCAAAAGGCATGGTAACAAGCACGATTGAAACTTGTTTTGGAATGCGGCAACCAACCAGCAGGAACAAAGACTGGTTAAACGTCTGGAGGATCCCTGTGGATAAGGAAATTGCAAAATCCAACCCTCAAACAACTGAAGAATACAAAGAGTGCTTGAAGGCCGTCATTCGAGGACTCTGCGTCAACGGAAGCTGCCCAAACCCATAGTCGCCATTTTACAGAAAGATTAGCCATGAGTATCGATTGGACAAGTGTTGCTCAGTTTGTTCAAGCAGTAGGAATCCCGTTCGCCTGCCTAATTCTATTTGTTGGGCCGTTTCTATGGATGTTTATAAAATACGGACCAAGAATCGCCGAAGCCCATATAGCGTTTATGAGCTCAGCGACAGTGACTCAGGAAAAAAACGCGGATACGCTTGCAAAGCTAGAATCAACAGCAACAAAGGATCAGCAGTCGCACAGCGCGACTCATCACGCTATTGGGCTTGTCGCTGAAGCTGGTATCGCAACGCTTGATGGTAATCATCAAGCGGCAAGGACGAAGCTTGAAAAAGTAGAAACGGTTTTGTTTCAAAAGGGACTGTCGTGATTTACCTAATGATTGAGTGGATCCTGTTCATCATCCTGTCATTCCTCGCGGCTGACTTTATCGCCGGTGTTTTCCATTGGTGGGAAGATTCATACCTGGATCAAGATACGCCGATTTTAGGGAAGCTCATCGGAGGGCCAAACCAACTCCACCATAGCGATCAATACGCATTCCTGAAGGGCTCTTATTGGTATCGAAACTATACAACCATCATTCCATCGATCGTGGCTTGTGGCGCGTGCCTTTGCTTTGATGCGACGCAAGACGCATGGCTCACGTTTCTTTTCTTGAGTCAAGCCAACCAGATTCACGCTTGGGGGCATTCGAAAGGAAAGAATGGTTGGTTAGTTTCGACGGCTCAACGGATCGGCATCCTGCAATCGTGCAAGCATCATGCCGAGCATCATCGAAGCCCCTACCATATTCGATATTGCGTAATGTCTCCGGTGCTTAATCCGATCCTTGATGCGATCGATTTTTGGCGGTACATCGAGTACGTTGTTTTCATCACAACCAGAATTGAGGCGCGAGTATGAACGACGAACCATTGATTGAAGAACTTAAAAAGACTCAGTACCAAGGCACGAGCGACCAAGCGGCTGCTGATGCGATCAACCTGCTGATGGTTACGATTCCGGTCACAGTAACGATCGGTCAAGTTATCAAGTATGCCGTCGATAGAAATATTTACGGCGAAGTGAATGCTGATGCTTATGATCCTACAATTCCGAGACCACAGCGGGTTGCTATTTGGAATATCAAGGGTTGGGTTGACAACCCGAGCAACCCATCGGAGGTTGCCGACATGACATCGCAAACAGCAGCAACGATGATTGCGGACTTGATTCAATATGGATACGCGACACCGTTGCAAGCCCAGGAACTCGAAGCGATGGGCTTCAAAACGATCCGGTGGGTCGATCATGTTGGCATCGGAACTCAGTCGGCTGATTCAATTCGGGTAGCGAGGGATGTGCTCAATGGGGCAGCTGCCAAGCGTGCCATGTATACGCAG